TGTCCCAATCGAAATATGAAAACCGACCATTGCGGCATTCGACACGAAGCGCAACGTGCAGGAATTCCGGGATCGTGTTCTTGGCAGAACCGGGGAAGTCTGGTCCACCGACAGGCACCACATCCGGGACGCTTTCCATCACGAACTTGATCTTGAACATGCCCCGAAATGCCAACTGTTCATTGACCGGTCTGTTCAGGTTGAAATCGTGGTTGAACCGCACACCTGCCTGAAGGCAGTCGAAGACGAATGGGCTGACTTCCAGTTCATGATCACCATCTGTCTTCCAGTCATCAGTTTCCATCACGTTGTGGAACAGCTGATCCAGTATCCGTTCGAAATCATCCATTGGCCTTGTCCCTATGTTTTGCCATGAAGGCTTCTTTCTGATGTTCGGGCATCTTGCGAAAGGCGTCAAGTGACAACCCACCACGTGCTGCGATCCGGGTCATCTGGATCAGATGCTGTGCATCAGCTGCACGTGTGTGCGCCAGCTGGTCGCGATATGATTGATCAGACATCGTCAATCGCCTTTCGTGCTGAACGTGCCCCGGCTTCCATGCGTGTCTGCAAGGATTTGACCGGCATGTTTTCATGTTCTTGGATCAGCGCGATCATTTCTTCAGCGTGGTATTCCACCACCTTGTCGCGTTCGACAAAGAATGCGTCGTCGATTTCATAGCGCATCACAACCCGGACAACCTGACTGTCGTGCATGTTGCCGGTCAGGACGCGCCATCCTTCAGGCACTGGCAAGCCGACAGCAAGGCGTCCTTCCTGATAGATGATATCGCTGCTTGAAGGTTCGAACATGTCGCCTTCGATCAGCTTGCTTCTGATTGAATCAATGGTCTTTGGTTTTGGTTCCATACGTTGCATTGTCGTGATCCTTTTCTAAGATGGAATTGCGTTTTTCAGTTCGGTCAGTTCAGCCAGCACTTTTTCACAGGCACGGACTGCACGGTCAGCTTTGGAACAGGCGATGGAATAATCCAGACGTTCCCGCGATATTGGCTGCTGCGCTGTGTTTGGGCTTTCATCACCACCATCATCGTCATCAGACATGGTTGGCACGATAGCACCAAGCCGTGTTCTGATTGGGTTCAACAGGGCGAACAATTCAGCGTCAGCCTTGTTGCTTTTGGCAGACGTGTCCATGGTGTCCAGTATCGCCATGATCTTGGCAATCCGGGGTTCGTTGATTTCTGCAAACTTGGTCATGCCGACAACCTGCGCATTTCGTTCTTGTCCCGTGCCCAAGTGAAGGCATCGTTGGCAGGACATGTGAAATTCACAGCGGTTCTGCAATCCTGAACGAATGCCATTCCATCCGTGTGAAGATCGACGGTCACTTCACCGGCCTTGTAGGCATAGGATTTCTTGAATGGGGCATTGTGCCCACCTGTGAACATGTCTGCACTTTCCGGTGCATCCCATGTTTCGCCTTCAAAAATCTTGGTCATTGGGGTCATCCTTTTCTATATCTGTGCCACCATTATGCACATCGCCAGACAAAACGCAAGTCTTTTTTCTTCCCTTTCAGGGAAAAACCCTGCATTAGTTGCGAATTGTCATGCGACAATCACCCATGTGGGTGCAAAATATCGAAAGGATCGCTTCAATGCTGAAGTCAATATATAAGACCAAAGACGAAATCCCAGCCGAATATGTTTCCCTTTTCACCGAACGAAACGGTCAATGGGAAATGACCCAAGTCGAAGGCATCAAGACACTTGCCGACGTTGAACGGGTTCAGGTTGGGGCAACCACAGAACGCACTGATCACGCTGCGACCAAAGCCAAGCTGAAGGTTTACACCGACGCCTTCGGTGACAAGACGGTCGAAGACATCAACAAAGACCTTGATCGCATCCCTGAACTTGAAGCCAAAGCAACCGGCGATGGTCCTGATCAGGACAAGATTGACAACTTGGTGGATGCGCGTGTTCGTCGAGAAATGGCACCGATCACCCGTGAAAACGAAACACTGAAAACTGCCAATGCTGACCTGACTGCATCCAACACCACCTTCACAGCCAAAGACCTTTCCCGGACGATCCGCGATGGGCTGCGTGCTGCTGGTGTTGAACAGAAGATGGAACCCGGCGCGATGGAAGACCTGCTGATGTATGAAGGCAGTTTTGAAATCGACGCTGCTGGTGCCATTGTCACCAAAGAAGGCAGTCCGTTCACTGTCGGCATGGAACCCGGCGCATTCGTCACCGACATGAAGGAAAAGCGTCCACATTGGTGGGGTGTTTCCGCTGGTGGTGGTGCTGGTGGAAATCTTGGCGGTGCCAACAATGGTGAAAACCCATTCAGCCACAAGCATTGGAACCTGACCAAGCAGGGCGATTTGGTGAAATCCGACCGGCCCAAAGCAGAACAATTGGCGAAAGCTGCAGGCACAACTATCAGTGGGATCAAACCCGCTGCACCAGCCACCTAAAGTTTTTCCTTGCGCTTGACCAATCAGGCGTGTAAATCAGGATCAAAGGCGCATGCATGGCATCTGCCTTCGATCACCCGAACAGGCCATGGGGCTGCGTTTGGAACACCCAATTCACAGCCGTGACATTCACCTTGAAAGGAACATCCCATGGCAACAGCACTTTTGGCCGACGTGGTCACCCCCGAAATTTTCACTAGTAACACCCTGCGTGAAACCGAAGTCAAATCCCGCCTGATCCGATCCGGTGCCGTTGTCGTTGACAGCGAATATTCGGAACAGCTGAATGGTGGCGGTCTGTCGTTCAACATGCCCGTCTATGACGATCTGGACGACGCTGAAACCGAAAACCTTGCAACGGAAACTGACCATCACGGCATTTCCGGTGGTTCTGATGACCCGACCCCTGCTGGCATCGACGCGCTGGCTGAAATCAGCACCCGTCTGGAACGGAACAAATCTTGGTCGGCTTCGCAGCTTTCCAAATTGCTTTCCGGTGATGACCCGCTTGCTGCAATTTCTGCCCGTGTTTCTGACTGGTGGGTTCGCAAACAACAGGATGCATTTGTCGCTGTCGTGAACGGTCTGTTCGCTGACAACGCTGCTGCACCCGGTGGTGGCGATCAGCACTTGCAGAACGACATGACTGTGGACATCACTGGCGCGTCCTACACCGCTGGTGTGACCGACTTTTCGGCAGAAGCTTTCATCGACAGCACCCTGACCATGGGTGACAGCATGGAAGACCTGACGATGGTCATGATGCATTCGGTCGTTTATGCCCGTGCGCAGAAGAACAACCTGATCGACTTCATTCCCGATGCCAATGGCGTCGTGAACATCCCGACCTTCCTTGGTCGGATGGTGATCGTCGATGACGGTGTTCCTTCGCCTTCGGCCAACATTTACGAAACGTGGATGTTCGGTGCTGGTGCCATTCTGTTCGGTCAGGGTTCGCCCGATGTGCCGACTGAAGTCCAGCGCCAAGCCGGTGCCGGTAACGGTGCAGGTCAGGACGTTCTTTGGAACCGTATCCGCTGGGGCTTCCACCCCAAGGGTCACCAGTATACCGGCGCACTGTCGGTTGCCGGTCCTGCGAACGCGGTTCTGTCTGCAGCTGGTTCTTGGTCCCGTATCGCCAAGGAACGCAAGCAGATCAAGATCGCCCGTTTGATCAGCCGCGAAGCGTAAGAAATCAGGATCGGGGTGGCTTCACGGTCACCCCTTTCCACAACCACGAATTTCCCCGGAAAGGAATAGTCCCATGCCTGCACGTCTTCGCCACCTTCGCCATCGCGACCTTGACGGACTGACCCGTGAACGCCTTGACCACCTTTCCGATGACCTGAAATCTGGTTTGATCCAAGATGGTCGTGTGACCTTCTATGTGATCGCCAGTGCATCCAATGCCGACAATGAAATCACCATCACAGGTGAAGACGACATCGCAGACGGCACCCCTGTCGTGCTGGTTGGTGACGATCTTCCTGATGGTCTGTTTGCGGGTGTTCTGTATTTCACCGCTGACGGTGGTGCCGATCAATACACCTTGCACGCCAGTCTTGAAGATGCTGTTGCAGCCGCAAACGTCGTGCCCTTTACTGATGACGGTTCTGGCGTTATGACTGCCTATGTGTTGAACTAAACCAGAACCCAAAAGGAAAAACCAATGAACATCAAAGAAGCACTGACCGCGCTTGACGTGGCAGACGACGAACAGTGGACTGCAGATGGTCTTCCCAAAGTGGACACCATGCAGGAAGCAACCGCCAACCCTGAACTGAAGCGTGCTGACATCACTGAAGCTGCACCCCTGTTCACCCGGACAAATCCCGTGCTTGAAGTCGAAGACGTCACCGCTGGTGAAAAGTCTGA